ATTGTTATGTTTTTCCAATTCATTTATGCAAAGTAAAATAATCCCGGTCTATTCTTTGACTTGCAATCTAACGCGAGAGCAAGAGAGCAAACGCAATCGTCGTGCAAGCCACTAGGTGCGCTATATCTTACACCTGTGCGAGTGTACTCATACTCGAAAGACTCCATCTCGTAGCCGATAGGGTCTTCGGGGAAACGTATCTCGGTGCGTTGTACTGCAAGAACTAAACCCTCGATGAGTTGTTGCTTCGATTGCGATGTAAACTTGAAACCTTGAGCGCGAGAACACGCTCTTTGTATTTGCTCGACTACTGGGTCTCCTACGCCTGTTGAGTCGATGAAAGCGGGCGTGTTTTGTACGAGTTGAATGATGCGTTGTTGAGTTTGCCCCCAATCGCTTTGAAAGCGTTCGCAATATGATACGCAATTATTCGCATCGATACCAATGATGACCGTATAATCGGTGTATTTCGCAAGGTCAATCCCATACGCTACGACTTGAGAGTTCGTTGTAGGTTGATAGCAAGCACGAATCGAATCAATGCCAAATGGGTTTGACTTATCGTCTGCAGGTTCTGCAAGATATAACTCATCGAACACGTGCTTTGGTAAGTCTCTCTTTGCTTGCTCTACTTCGTCGAGTTGAAGTATGCCTTCTTTGACTGCGTCATATGCTGTAATCTTGAAGTACTCGTAGTCTTGCTCGCCTTGCTTTGCTCGTTCACCTAGTTTGTAGAACCAATTCTTTTTGCCTTTGACGTTACCAATCAACTTGCATTTGCCTTGCGTTGCCGTAAGAGTAGAACGAAGAGCGAACCACGACTCTTCTCGCGCTCGTGATGCTTCATCAAAGACACAAGCGTACACGTCGTCACCATACAAGTTGTCGGGCTTCTCTGCGCTCTTGAACTCGATTCTCGCACCTGTGGGAAGCGTCAACAACAACTTCGATTCGTTTGTCGTGAAGAAGTCTTTTTGAGTGACTTGCGTCTTCATACGACGATAAGCGATTTCTGCTTGTTGGTATACAGGTGCAACCCACCACACACTTTGACCATCGCGCAACTTTAGTGCTTGCTCGAATAGCCAGATGATGTGTGATGCGGTCTTACCTGTTTTAGTACTCGCCGCGGTGATTGTGTATCTCGCTTGTGAGTCGAGAATGTTCTTTTGATAAGAAGTCAATCTAGGGCGAACGTACTCTATTTGCATACGCTTTCGTAGAATTTCATTCGTTCGATGTTCCACAATTTGATATCGTGAAACTTGCGAGAGTAGTACGCGTTTGACGAACCTAGTTGAGAAGCGTTTCTCATCGCTTGCTTGATTGCTTCGTACCACTCGTCATTCTTTGCGAAGATGACACCACCATTGTCGATGTGATTCAAGTAAGGTTCACAAGCACTCACTACGATAGACAACTCGTATGCGCTCGCTTCGAGAATCTTCAACTCACTCTTACACGAATTGAACTTTGTCGTTTGTAGAGGTGCGATTGCTAGGTCGAAGTGTTTGTATACTTCACCGTATGCGTTTGCGCTAGTGCCACGAACGACGTGAAACCAATCGCCTTTGAACATCGAGCAGATTGAGTCCCATATGTCGCTAGGTGTGTACCCACACAAGTAGAAGTCGATGAGACCTTCTTCGCCTAGACGAGTGATTGCATCTACTACGAGTTTCAAATCTTCGTGATGTGTGATGCCACCAACCCAACCTATTTTGAATTTCTCATTCGCTAGTCGTGAGTGTCGCCATTGCTCGTGTTCGTAGTCTAGACAATTAGGTAGAACGATTGAGTTCTTGTTGTATTGCTTTACTTGTTCGAGTAGTTGTGGCGTTGTGCAAGTGACACCATCTGCGTAGTGAAGAGCGTCTTTGATTGCGTTCTTAATTCCGTTGCGATACGCCCAATATGCAGGGTTGAATTTAGGCAACACCCAATAGTCATCAACGTCTACAATGTAAGGAGTCTTCGCTTGAGCAATCTTCTTCAAGATATCGTAGTGATGCTTTCCTAGCCAACGATTGAAGACTACGAGGTCGTAGTTCTTGAAGTCAACTAGATTCATCATTGTATCGCTATCTTGAGCGATGTCTATTGTCGCGTATTCGTCGAGTTGTAGACGCATTAATGGCGTGTATATTCTGTGATACACGACGCCATTCATTCCGTCTGCTAGTGCAAGTATTCTCATAGTTTCTCAATTTCTTGTTTTACATTTTTCCAATATGTATACACCGACATTGGAACATTTGATTGAAAATCAAATTCGTTACATTGAATTTCTTTGACTATCTCATCAACTGCAATCAAAGCACAAGCGACGCCTTCGTTTCGTTGTTGTAAACCTACGATACTAAACTTGTCGACTAGTTCTTTCGCTTTCTCTTGTGGTGTCATAGTTCTAGTAGTATTTGTTTGACCTCTTGATAAAACATCAACTCATTGCGATTCTCCCACGAGTTATGAGACAACGCTTCAATGATTTGATTGACTGCTACAAGTGAGCAATCTTTTACCGTCAATGAGTTATTGTATGACTCCTTGATTTCTTGTGCTTTGTCTTGTGATGTCATTCGTTTGGTGCTATTGGGATGGGCATCCAGTACTCAACTTGAATCAAGCGATTCGTGTGTTCGTCGACCCACATCTCGTCGAGGTATCTAGCAAGTGCGATGTCGCCTTGATAAGTCTTAACGAGTTTGAGTTCGTCATCAATCGGTGGTAGTACGTCGCTACCTCTCCACGTCTTCTTCATTAGAATTTTGGTTTTGGCAAAGATAGTGAATGTGTCGCTTTTGATTTCTCGTTGACTTCTTTCATTCGATTGCAATTGACACGTACGTCTCCGTATTGGTTGACGATGAGTTCACCGCTTTCGATAGCGTCGTTGAGTTTCTTGATGTTGATTGATAGGTTGAGTCCGTACTCGTTCTCCCATCCGTTTCCGATGTAGGTTGTCATTAGTCTAATTTAAGTGTGATTTTGATTGGTTCTTCTGTTCGTATTGTTGTCTCTACTTCTTCTTTTGGTTTGCCGTGTACTCTAGTCAACAAAGTCTCAAGCGAGAAGAGAGAGTTCTTGTCGTGTGATTTAAGTAGCGCACCTGCGACGATGCGTTCTAAGATAGTGTAGTCGTTGCCCTTGTCAATCTCTGTGAGTTCTTCTCGTGACATTGCGACTAGATTCATCAAAGTTTGATTGATGTCGTCTTTTGTATAGCCTAGCCCTTTGAGTTGAGTGACTAGTTTCTTTGGTCTCCCATTAGGGTTTGTCACTACTCCCTTCTTGAATGGTTGTAGATTCGCGAGTTGTTTTTCCGTTGGCATAGTTCTCTTTATTTGCTCTTTATTTTTGACACTTACTTAAAGCGATTCGATGCTTCTCTTTGAGAAAGTCTTTGTACTGCTTTTGGTCTCCAAATTTCGTGTGACATTCTCTACACAACGCTTGAAGATTTGTGATGACATCTCTTATGTTTGAGCCACCCATACCACGTGCTTCAATGTGGTGAATGTCGACGGCAGTTCTCTCGCACACTTCACAAGGTATGAAGTCGCTTATGTCGTAGCCAAAATGATTGAAGTATGTCATCGTGTGCTTCTTCATGTTTCAAGGTTGTACTCGTTGAGTAGTTGATGAAGTTTGTCTCTTGTCTCTTGTAGTGCTTTGTAAGTGTCTTCGCTTTGTGTATCGGGTGCGTACTTAATCAATGCCCTTAAATGATTGTCTAAATCACAAATTATTGAATAGTATTTTTCGCCATTGATGGCAAAGTCAAACTCAACTCTCTCTTCTCTCAAGTCAAATTCAAGTATTGCTTTCATTCTTTCTTCTTCTCTTTGGTTTCTGCTCATCATCGGCAAGTTGTGCTTTCTCGATTGCTTGTTCTTTCTCTCTCCATTCTGCTTGCTCTTTGATTGAGTTGAGTTTCTGATTGCAAAAAATCAAGAGTGAAAAATAACTTTCTACAAAGCAAGTAGAGCAAGATGGCATTGAACGACCATACAATGATTGATAGACGCTTCTTAAACGATGCGCTTCTTCTGGATTCAATGACAACACCTGTGTCTTTTTGTACTCGTTGTATTTCGGTTCTAGACTTACAACGAACTCGATGTCTTCAAAATTCATATTTTAGTTTCTAATAGTGCAACAATAATAGTAGAGATAGACGCGTAGAGAATGCCTACGAGACCGTATTGATACGTGAAGTAAGCAAGACCAATCCAAAACGACATACAAAACGCGCAGTCAAGAGGCTTCATTCGTTGCCAGTTGAAAGGGTTTCTT